GATTGAAGCAACAGTGAAAGAAAAGAATCCTGCTGCTATTAAACCAGAAAAAATCATGTACGTTGGGCCAGCTACAAAGCTATTACCAAAATACACAATTTACGAGGGTGGGCTACCACAATTTGTAGACGAACATATCGAAAAATGCCCAGCTCTAAAGTCATTATTTATTGCGCCATCTAAAATTACAGAAACGCAGCTGCAACTTGCTGATAGCAATTCGGTGCAATCGATGTTTTATAAAAAAGTTGAAGATTATTTCTTCAATGATAGTGAGGTGAAATAATTATGTTTCGACATGGTTCACGTGTAACCGAAATCCCAACTAGTATATCGGTACCTGTAGAAGCATCAGCCACTTTACCAGTTGTTTTCGGCACGGCTCCAATCAATTTAGCAGCCACAACCGAATATGTAAACGAGCCCTTTATTGCGTATTCGTGGGAAGAGGCTGTTAAGGCTTTAGGTTATTCCGACGATTGGGAAAACTACACATTATGCGAAATGATGGACGCAGCATTCCGTCAATTTAACGTAGCTCCAATTGTCTTTGTAAACGTACTTGATCCAGCAGTGCATAAAGCGTCTGGAACTGAAACAGTGGCTGTTGCAAGAGGAAAAGCTATTACTAATATCAATGGTATTTTGCGAGATACGGTAAAGGTGAAACTGGAGCAAGCATCTGAATCTGCATTACAAGAAGATGTAGATTATATTACGTCATTTGATGATGATGGCAAGCTTGTTATTGCGTTGATTACAAATCAAAGCGCGGAATCCCTTTACATCGAATTTGAACGTTTAACACCTGAAGTCATCGATGGTGACGACATTATTGGTGGCTATAACATCGACACAGGTAAACGCAAGGGACTAGAGCTATTAAATGCAATCTTCCCGAAATTCCGCTTAGTGCCAGCACAAGTGTTAGCACCAAAATTTTCAACGATTCCTGGTGTTGCGGCAGTTATGAAAGCTAAAGCATCAGCAGTGAACAGCTATTTCCGTGCGTTCGCTTGGGATGATATTGATACTACAGAAGCTAATCATTATCAAAAAGCGAACGAGTGGAAGAATACAAATAATTATGTCGGTACAAATGAGACACCATGTTGGCCAATGGTGGGAATGGATGACAAAATCTATCATATGTCTACTCAGGCTGCATGTTTAGTTGTAAAAGTTGCGAATAGCAATGGTGGTTATCCATTTGAATCACCGTCCAATAAAAATCTATCGATGAATAAAATGGTTTTAAAAGATGGTACAAAAGTGGATTTAGGTCCAGATCAAGCAGAACTATTAAACTCTCAAGGCATTGTAACAGCCCTTAACTTTATGGGTGGTTGGGTTTTATGGGGGAACTGCACAGGAGCCTTCCCTACCAATACAGATGTTAAAGATATGTTTATTCCGGTGCGTATCACGCATAACTGGATCGCGAACTCTATTATTTTGACAACTTGGAGCAAGGTTGATAAGCCGATTAATCGTAGTTTAATCGATAACATTATGGACACAATGAATAACTGGTTCAACGGTCTGCACAATCGGAATGTAATACTTGGTGGGCGAGTAGAGTTCCGTAAATCGGATAACCCAACTACAAGTTTATTAGCAGGGAAATTACGCTTACGCTACTTTGTTGCTGAGCCAGTGCCGGCACAAGATATCGAAAACTTACTCGAATTTGATCCATCATATTACAACACATTATTTTAATTAGGGAGGTAGAACGATTTGGCAACAATTATTCCAGAGAAGTTGAATGACTTCCGAGTTTACGAGCCCGGTAATCCTGATTATAAGGGCATTTCTGATATTCAATTACCAAGTCTTGAGCCATTGACGGAATCGGTTAACGGTGCGGGGATTCTAGGTGAATATGAATCACCAGCATTCGGACATTTAGGTTCATTAAAATTGACATTAAACTGGCGTGTAACTAGCAAAGAGTTACTCGCCTTTTTCCGTCCCGAGGCAATAGAAATTGATTGTCGTTTAGCCAATCAAGAATACAATGAGCAACAAGGTAAACATGAATTTCCCGCTAACCGCTTGTATGTGCGCGGTATTCCAACAAAAAATGATTTAGGGAAAGCGCAAAAAGGTAGCCCATATGAGGGCTCGACGGAGATTGAAGTGCTTCATTTGCGCTTAGAATGCGATGGAGAAACACTAATTGAAGTAGATAAAATCAACTACATTTACCGTGTTGGTAACGTTGACTATGCACAAAAATTACGCGAAGCATTAGGTATGTAGGAGGCTGAAATTGATGGAAGTAAAAAATAATGAACAACAAGAAATAGTTGTTAAAACAACTGAAAAAGAAAAAATATATGAATCAAATGTACCTATTAAGCATCCTGTTGAAATCAACGGGGTGCTTTTAACTTCTATTAAATTGGATTTTTCAAATTTAACAGGAGATACAGTATTGCGGATTGATGAAGAATTACGAGCTGAAGGTATTCCTACAGGTTTCGATAATATTTGGAATCAACAGGCAATTTTAAAATTAGCAGCGCGTGCAGCAGGTATGTTAACGGAAGATTTACGGAAGTTACATGCAGGTGATTTCATGGAAGTGACATTCCGTACTCGAAATTTTTTCATCGGATGGTAGGAAGTGATAGCGGGGCTAAACTGCTTCGCAAAACCTTCCTATCCATTTCCTCTAATACATTTACGCCCTTATCTCATTGGCTCAATATGTCATTTGAAGAGCTGTACTTGTGGGGAGAAGCAATGCAAAGTGAGGGAGAGGATGAATAGTGTCAAAAACGTTTGAAACAACCGTTGAAATTAATGGTGCTATTGGTAGCTCCTTCACTTCCGCGTTTAGATCGGCACGTTCAGGCATGACAGATTTACGTCAGGAAGCACGAGCTGTTCAGCGGGAACTCGACCGATTAGGGACAGATTTTCGTAATGGTCGCATTCATCAATCGCAGTATACGGAAGAAACACGACGTTTAACTGCTGAATTAGATAATTTAGAATCCAGACAGCAGCGCTTTGATTCCTTTAAAAATACTGTAACAAATGGATGGAATACAACTAAGGCTGTCGCGTCTATCGCTGCTATTGGTGCTGCAACAGCGGCAGTAGCTACAACTTTTGATGCTATTAATGTAGCGGCTGATTTTGAAGCACAGTTATCAAAAGTACAAGCTAAAACACAAGGCACAAATCAAGAAATGTCTGCATTACGTCAAACGGCATTAGAGTTAGGTGCTTCCACTAGTTTATCTGCCTCTGAAACAGCTTTGGCTATGGATGAACTAGCAGCGAAAGGTTTTGACGCGGAAAAAATTATTGGTGCAATGCCAGGTATTATAGCTGGAGCAGAAGCTAGTGGTGAAGATTTAGCACTTGTATCTGATGTTGTTACATCAGCCATTAATAGTTATGGATTTGCTGCAGAAGATGCAGGTAAAATTTCTGATATTATGGCGATGAGCGCAAATAAAACAGCTGCGGGCGTTTATGATTTAGGACAATCTTTTAAATACGCTGCTCCAGTTGCCAAAACCTTAGGATTGAAATTTGAAGAATTAACTGCTGCGACCGGAATCTTAGTTGATAAAGGTTTGGCTGGTGAACAAGCGGGTACAGCATTAAGAATGTCATTAATACGTTTATCAGATCCACCAACTGAAGCTGCTAAAGCATTAAAAGATTTAAATCTTAGTGCTGTGGATTCAAATAAGAATTTTAAAAGTTTAGCTCAAATTTCTGATGAGTGGAATAAAGCTACAGCAAAGTTAACTGCAACACAAAAAGTGCAGTATGCGTCTACGGTATTCGGTTCTGAAGCAGCAACGGCCATGTTGAATATTTTTGATGCAGGTCCGGAAAAGATTCAAGAAATGACAAAGGCATTAGAAGAGAGTGCAGGATCAGCCGCTGAAGCAGCAGCGATTATGAAAGACAACTTCGCAGGTGCAAAAGGGCAAATGCTTGGAGCTGTAGAATCAGCAAAAATAGCATTTGCTACACCAATTTTACCTATTCTTAAAGATACGATAAATGGTATTACAGCCATTGTTGAAAATAATATGGGTGCCATTGAAAATATGGGGAATTCGGTTGCACAGATTTTATCAAATATTACAGCACCAATTGCAATGACAGAACCCGTTATGCCGAAAATCGAACCTCACTTTGATCCAGACTATGCAAACGCTGCGATGGAAAAATATCAATCAGATTTAGCAAAATATGAGTTGTTCCAAGGCATGGATACCAGTGAAAAAGTAACCTATATGTTGGACGAAACAGTTGAGAAAATTGAAGGTTGGCTGGGTGGTAGTGGCGGTGAAGCTATGCAAAGGATCTTTACGGAAGTAGGGACAATTGCAGGAAAGGCTTGGTTAACGGCGTTTACTACTTCTGCAAAAGGTGCAGTAACAGAATTAATGGACGGCAACTTTGCGGGAGCACTAACTATGGGCGCAGCCGCAAATGCCATGAGTGGAGGTTTGTTATTATCGGGTGGTCTTGCTGGAGGTAAATGGGCTCTCGGTAAAGGTAAAGACCTTATTGCAAATCCCCGTGGACGTAATAGTGGTAGAAATGCAGTATCAGCTACCCCTACAAGCTCACCTAATGCATCTGCAACAGTTCTACCACCAACAACGAGAGCTGTTGCAACGCCAAGTGCAAGCACAGGAAGCCGTATTCTTTCGGGAGTTGGAAAAGTAGCTAGCAAGGCCGCGTCATTCCCTGTATTGGGGATGTGGATTGAAACTTTATATAGGAGGTTTCAAATGTTACGCAAAGTACGTCATTCCCTGTATTGAGAATGCGAATTGAAAGAAATAAACTAACAAATGAAAAGAAACAGCTGAGTGATGATCGGCTGTCCCTACAAGCCTAATTAGTGAAAGGCAATATTCAGTGG